ACGAGAAGCAATGCTTACCGGGATGTGTGATACATAATCGCCTGTTTTGGATTTTCTGCCGTTGTAGTACGATACTTTTTTCCTTTCCATCCGTTACCCTCCTATGGTTCAAAATCCCTTTCTGTTAGCGGAATAACCGCCTTTAATCTGTACCCGGTGTTATCCTCTAATGCCGTGCGCCGTGCCTCATCCATTGAGGTCTGACCATGCAAGACTACGTGTCTGACACCCGTGCCGCCCTTCTCGGTTAATAGGACGATGTACGACCATGTGCGAACCTTTCTGTGTACTATGCCGGTGTCTATGTATTTGTGTGTCATTTCACCCCCGTTTTCTGTTCCAATCGGAGCAGGTCAACCGCCTTGATTGATAACGGTTTGTTTTTCCACCGTCTCAGGGTTTCGGTTGGGTATCCTGTCCTTCTGGACATTTCCGAAAGATTCCGCATATCGAAAACCTTTCCAACCCTTTTCTTGGTTTCATCCTCTGGTTTCATGTTCGTTCCCTCACTCGTTCACGCTTGAAACCTCTACCGGCGGGTATGCTTCTTTTGTCAGGTCATCTAAAATTGCATCCATGCCCTTTTCGGTTTCCTGTATTGGTTCGCCATTCTCTCCAAAAATCCAAACTTGCTGACCGTTAAAGTTTCGGTTTGCGATGTCTTGAAATGTTTTGAGTGTTGCGTTATCTGATGCGATGCTCTGCCCCTGATTGCTTGCAAGTTGCCGCAACACTTCAATGCTAGATGCCTCGACCGCATACACATAAATAGCCGCACCACGTTTAAAGGAATATGCACCCTGTTGGTTGAGCATTGAGATTAGGGATGCCGAAATATTCCTTTCCATAAGCATTTCCGGGTCGTATTCATACGGGTCAACCTGTTGCATGATTCTTTTGACGATTCCTTTAGCGTTCAGAACCTTTGAACGATTATGGCAAATAGCAATTTCGTTCCTGATTCTTTCGGATACTTCTTTAAAGTCTTTGATCTTGTCCAAACTGTTTTCCTTTCTCAATCAAATTTTCTATGATTGCATCTAAACTGTTTCTGGCTGTTGTCAGTTCCCGAATTATGTTCGGAAGGTCTGAACCTTCATACTTGACGAACATTCTGTAATCTTCATCTGAATTAAGATAATTGAATGTCGTTAATGTGCTCGCCGCCCTGTGAAGTTCCGACCTGATGCGCCGCCCCGTTTCGCCTTGAATAATGCTTTTGTTGATTTTGTCTCTGCGGACATCCTCAACGGTCACTGACTTCTGATTCTGGAACGCTTCGTGTTCTTCCTTTGCCAGTTCTGTGACTTTCTTCGGAATCTTCCGCAGTGCTATTTCTCGCAGTGCGCCGCTTGATGTCGGAATCTCTTTCTTTTCTTCGGCTTTCTTGAGATAGTGTTCTACGATTTCTGAATCTGCGTTCATTCGCTCGTTTTCGGATGCTCGCTGTTTGGAAATACCCAATTCGGCAAGTTTGTCGGATTTTGTCAATGTCCGAGCGTCGGACTTTGATGATTCCCATTTATTAGACTTCTCTATCCCTGCTGTCCTCTTTCCTAGTTCCATCTGACACCGAATCTTGAACGCCGAATATTTCCGAATCTGATCATCTATCTCGTTAATGGTGTTTTGGTCTGTCGTTGCCTTTTTTGCCGCCGCCAGTGCATCAACGTAAGCACCTACCTTATCAACTGTTTGTTTGACTTCTTCAACAGGCAATGCGGGCAACTGAGACAGACCCGGTGTTATAAGGTCGTTCATGCTGTCTCTGTCTCCTTTGCGAATGTCTCAGGCGGCACGTTTAAAATCCTGCAAATGCTGATAAACATATCCGCTTTCATTTCGGCTCTGCCGTTTATGATTCCATTCAATGTTGTCGCAGGAATATCAAGACGGTCTGCAAGCCATGTCTGTTTGATGCCGTTTTCTCTCAGATATTCGCCAATGCTTTTTGCTACCAAGTAATCACCTCCTTTTCTATTAACTACGAATTTTTAGTACCTCATTAACAATAATACCTTATTTTCGTATTGTCAACATTTTTCTACGAAATATTAGTGTTTGTGTGCTATAACATAGTTGGGGAGAGAAAAGAGGCGAACATGACTATCAGAGAACAACTTTCAATGAATCTTGCCCGCTTCAGAGTATCGGCGGGGTTGTCACAAAAAACAGCGGCAGAAAAACTGAACACTAAACCGACAACCATATCATCGTGGGAACGTGGCGTAAGTCAACCAAGTGCTGATATGCTTGTAAAAATCGCAATGCTTTACAGAGTAACTTTGTCGGACTTGTGCGGAGCAGATTATGATCAAAAGATAACTCCAGAAGAAAAAGACATAATCATGGCGTATAGGCAAGCAAGCGATGACATAAAGAACGCTGTTCGTGCGGTTCTTAGGATAGGAGGGTGATAGTATGGCAACACCAAAAAAGACAGCATCAGGCAAGTGGAGAATGACGGTATATGATTACATGGATTCAACAGGCAAAAAGCACCAAAAGACATTTACGGCTGAGACGAAACGAGAGGTTGAACGGTTAGCACGGGAGTATAAGAGTGCGCCCCGCATCGATGATATTACGGTCGGTGAAGCGGTTCTTAAATACATTGAATCGAAAGAACCTGTGATAAGTCCGTCAACATACAGGTCGTACAAATCCATTTACAACACGCATTTTAAATCGACTCGTTTCGGTGCGCTCAAACTGGTAGACATAGACAGTTTAAAAATACAGGTGTTTATATCAGACCTACAATTAAAATCAAAGACGGTCAGCAACATACACGGTCTGCTTTCCGCATCCGTTAAAATGTTTCGCCCTGATTTTGTATTTACTACCACTCTGCCGCCCCGCATCCGTCCCGATCTATACACGCCGACAACGGCAGAGGTTGAGCAGATGATTCAAGAGATAAAGACAGACAAGAACCTTTACAAGATGGTTCTGCTGTGCGTGTTCTGTCCTGTCAGGCGTTCTGAGGCTTGTGCCGTGCGCTATGAAGATATAGACCGGGAAAACAATTCCGTCACGATCAGACGGGCGTGCATACGTGGCGATAATAAAAAATGGGTATACAAGGAAAGACCCAAAACAGACGCATCGTACAGAACCGTTATTTTGCCCTCTGAGGTCATCAAGGCATTAGGTAGGGGATTCGGTTACATAATCAACGGAGACACTCCTGCCGCCCTTTCTGACCGTTTCAGACGGGTTCGCAACCGTGCCGGTCTGCCGCACTTCCGTTTACATGACCTCAGGCATTATGCAATTTCACTTTTCCATGCTATCGGCGTGCCAGATCAATACATCATTTCTCGGTCTGGACATAAAACCGAATATGTCATGCGCCGTGTATACCGCAACACAATGACCGACATCCAGAAGGAAATGAACACCCGGATAAACGAACATTTTTCAAAATCTGTGAATATAGGATGACCGGCGGGATGACTAGCAGAATTTAAAAATGCTTTATTTATGCGGTTTATAGGTGTTTTTCGTGTGGGTTCGAGTCCCACTACCGGCAGAAATCGCAGAAACCGCATAGTTGACATGAAAAACCGAAAAACGTGTCAACTGTGCGGTTTTCTCGTTCTTTAAAAGTGTTGTGATATAACACAGAAATGTGATATAAAAACCATATTTTGTGCCTATGGGATGACTAAAAGATGACTAAAATTAAAGCGGGGTCAATGCCCCGCTATATCTGTCCTGATCAGTTGTTTTATGTACCCTTGTTTATTCTCGACCTGTTCCAGTTTGTTTATGATGTCCATGTCTGTGTTGAGGTTCAACCGCAGTGTGAACATCCGAGTGTTTGCTTTCTGGTATTTCTTGGTTGCTCTTGCCTGTGCTTCTGTCGTTTTCATGCTGTTACCTCTTTTCCCTTACGCACCACCAAGAAACCTGTGCGCCGAATGCCATTTCATAGTTTCTGCCGCCCTGAGTTGCTCTCTGTCTGCTGTCGTACTCAACAACTTCCTTTTCTCCAGATGCCCAAACAATAACCAGTTCCCACATATTTTTACACCTCCGCAATCTCATCAATAAACTGTTTCGCCTCATCTACTGTTCCGAATACCACATCATCACCGCAATACTGAACGGTAATCATGCCATACATACAATCATCAATATAGAAACCTTTGTATTCCATCATTGCCCTTTCTGCCGGGGTAACCGCCCCGGCTCGGTGTGTCTTGTTAAATCAACTGTCCACCATATACGCCTACACCGTCCTCACCGAAACTGCCGATATACTTATCATGGTACTCGGTGAAGTTCCCGGGCAGACTATATTTGATTGCTAACTCGTTCCACCTTACAAGCCATCTGTCTGCCGCCTGTGCCTGTTTCATATTCATAGCACTTGGCTCACCTTCACCATCGGATGACCGGCTTGCCTCCCGGCAAAACTCACCTTCAGCATACAAATCAACTTCATGCAACACTAGCCACCATACATCAGCAAACGTTTCTTCCATGTCTCTTGCTAGAAGGTTATTCACTTTCATCCTGCGAAGTTCAGATATTGCTTTCTTGCAATCATCTGGTATGTGTGTCCAAAAATAATGTTCCTCAAAATATGTACTCATATTGTTCTCCTTTCTGTGTGGCTTGCCATCATCAGATGCCGGGTTGCCATCCCTTGCATGACCCCCGAAGGGGTTTCGGCTTGTTATCTATCCTCTACATCTCTTGTGATTTCAAGGGTTGCTTTGTCGATTCTGTCATATCTGCTGTACTGTGCCTTGATGTAATGATCGCCGCAATCCCTAACGGTGTCGTATCTTGTCCAAGAACCTTTGAAAACAACGTATGTGCAGTTGCTGTTCTCGTCTCCAAGTGTAAGCGTTTCGCCTGTCATGTGATAACCTTTTCTGTCGTACCAATTCTTGTTCTCTGCGCTCATCTCGATTGTTCCTCTTGCCATTGCCTTTGCCATGATAAAACCTCCCTTAGTTTAATTGTTATTGTTATGTTGTATCTTATCTTGATATAAGTATAGCACCATATATAATATATGTCAAGCACCATATTTAAAAAAATAAAAAAAGAGGCAGATTTTTTCTGCCCCTACTTAAGTATATACTTACGTATATTAAGTTAACTCATTTAATCCCGCTGTCCACGATTTTTTACCGACCTCACCATCTACTTTCAATCCGTGGTTCGCTTGAAATGTTAAAGTTGCGGCTTTTGTCTTTGCGCCGAACTCACCATCGACCTTCACGCCTATAATCTGTTGCCACACTGCGACCGCAGACCCGACAGAACCATACATCACAAGCGGAAGGGTAACGGATACGTTGCAGACCTCTTTGACAGGTGTTGCCGCTGTCGGTGTCTTGATCGGTGTGCCGTTGCCGGTATATCTGTATACGTGTTGCCACTTGCCCCGGTAATACGGACAGACCGCAATTTCTGACCCTTGGTCACCGGGTGCGGGCGAACCGTATGATTGCCCCCGTGCGTGTGCAATCTGACCGTTTCCGACATACATTGCGGCATGACCGTTTGTACCTGATATGTGATAGTACAGAATGTCACCCGGTTGCAGACCGTTCCCGGTGTTGAGGTTTACTTTCTTGGTAACATCGCTGAACCCGTGATTGAGTAGGTCTGACAGATTGCCGGTATAGGTCGCATTGCCTGTATTCACACCTTGGTTCTTGTATGCAGATATAACGAACGAAGAACAATCATAATCAGGGTTTCCCCATCGGTTCGCCTGTGAATATCCGTGTTTCTGATCATTAGCGGTTTTTATCGCCCAATCACACACCGTCTGAGGTATCGTCATGTTCTTCACCCTCGTTCAGTTCTTCCGCAACCTTCTTGAGTTTCTTAGTTATCCATGTCGGCATGGGGATGCCCGCCTGATCTAGGTTTTCACAGACCGAAATAATTTCCATGATGATGATATATCCCGCTATGAATGCGGGAACATCAACGGGTAACTCAATCGCCACATAGATAACATACGCCACCACGATAACCAGAAGTTCGCCACTCTTACGGAACAACCCTGTTCGCATCTTGGTGCTGTCCCAAGTATTGTTTACACTTGCCTGTATCCACCCGGTAACGACGTCCGCAGACATCAGGACAAGAGGTAAAAGAAGAATCCAATACCTGTGTGTAAAAGTAATTTCGTTGAATGTCTCCATATCGAATACCTTCCTTATAATAAGTGAAGGGTGGACGAATCCACCCTAA